CTACTCCTCTCTTTCTGCCGGCTCCTCCGGCATCTTCATAAGTTTGTCCTTAAGCTCTGTTGCCACATCATTGCCACCCAGGACATGGTATGCGTCATACATCCGCTTAACATTTTCTTTGCCATATATAGGGCAGTAACCCCTGTCCTGATAATGATTGTAGGCCTGTATGATACGGTCCCTCAAAAGTGCCTGCATACCATCGTGAAGTGCGGCATTTTTCCGGCTCTCCTCCTTCTGCCGTTTTGCCATCTGCCGGTAACATAAGCCTAAAAAGGTGGATATGGCCACAAACAGCCACTCCACCCAATGGACAACTATGTACTGTATTATCTCGCCCATGATGTCTCCTTACTCAGTAATCAGTTCTTCACACTCCAGGTCAACCAGTACCTGGCGCACCTGGTCCTTAATTTTATCCGGGACCTGTCCGAATGTTTTCCTCCCCTTCACAATCAGGGTCGCATAGATGACTGCCATGGTATCCACCTCCTTCCTCAATAATAAAAAGAGCAGCAGCCTAAGCATTGAGTACTGCCTCGACTTCCGCCCTTAACTTCTCCGGGACCTGTTCAATCGTCTTCTTGCCCTTGCGAATAAGGTCCGCATATACAATTACCATATAACTTGCCATTCCTTACACCTCCATTCCCTCGTAAATTTCTGTCAGGGCCAGCTGGGTATTGGTTACCTCTTCGGCCAGTGCCAGATTGGCCTCATACTGTTCTGTGAGTGCCAACTGTGCCTCTGTAAGCTGGTCACCCAGACTTACCACTTGTTCCTGCAGACGTCCAATATCTGACTCAGGCAGATACGCAAAGACCGGCTGTGGATTACCAGCATTGGTCACATCAATATGGTCCAGTCTCGCACCATCGGGAATATCTACCCACATGCACTGCAGGCCTTGTGGTACCCGTTCCTCGCCATACATAATAGTCCAAATACGGCCGGTGTCGTCATAGATTACTAATGCTTTCATGTTTCATAATCCTTTCTTTGTGATATACTGTTTATTAATGATGGTTTCAAGTATAGGTATGTTTCCTATCTTGCGATACTATTGTTTATGGGAAGTCTATATTTGGGGTGGCCGGCAATGTCCGGAAGTATGCCGTGAAAAACAGTACCGTATCATCCTCAGGTACTGCAAGCATCTCTATCAGTGCTGGATATGATCCTGGAAGGTCAATGTATAAGGCGACAATACCAACAGGGTTTAATGTATCGTGCATTGCCTGGACAGATGGTGCCCTAGTGGGATTTTGGTCAGGCAATCCTGCCCACTGTGCTGGATGGAATTACCGATTTGATTTTAATATGAGTGGTGCCTGGCATGTAAATAGTACCAATGCTGTCTTACCATGTATTGAAAATGGTACTGTCTGGTACTGTGTTGCCGGATATTATTAATAGTAACCAAATACTTTAACTGTCATATTTCTTCCCCCGTTTATTGATCCCGCTGGGAGTCTTACCAAGCCGGAGTTTAAGGAATAGTATCCACCATTAAGCCAATATAAAAATTGGGTTCCATAACTACTTCTGTTGCTTCTTTCAGCATAAGCAAACCCCCATCCATCTCCTCCTCCATGAATAGGGGTGTAATCAGCGTGTTCTCCTACAATTGATGCATAGAGAGGTGTGAAGCCAATATTGCTAATACTCACATAATAAGCGTATATGGAGCAATCACCTCCCGTAAAATTGACTTTACTGGTAGATGATGTAAGGGTTTTAGTTATACTCGCATACTTCCGCACATTTCCGGAAACGCCAAAAATGCTCTTCCCATAAACAATATTATGGCTCTTAAAACAGGCTTCCCATAAACAATATTATTTGCATTTAGATTCCCGTCCCCCTTAATAGTCTGTGCTCCGGCCAGGAACTGATTAGCCGCAATAACCTGGTTAGATGTCCCAGGCGTGTAAGTCTTGGCGGCTATTTCCGCCATGATTCCCGTCAATGGATTTCCGTCTTTATCTACGATCACTTTCCCTTTGCGTACATCCGATGACGCTGCTGTTATCACATCCAGGTCAGCGCCATCACCTCCCCCAGGTATCCATATCTTACCCATTACTGCTCCTTTCCAATACCGCCAGTATCTCGACCTTCTCGCCTTTTGTCAGGTTCCTGTAACCTTCCAGGATGTCTGCCGGCTCCTCTCCTTGATTCTTCCTTATTCTGAGCCCCTTAATAACTATCGCTTTAAATATTTCATTCATCACACTGCACCTCCAATGATATCTGCCATAGCCACTGTAAGTTGGGCATTATCTGCCCTTAGCTGCTGGATCTCTTCCTTGTCAGTTGGCAATCTGTCAATTACTGTAACACCATCGGCCTTAAAGAATACACCATTAATATACTTGTCATTCCTCTCACAAACGTACTGCATGCAATCAACGGCAAATGCAGTATCACCATATACAATCCTTGCAACCCTGTTTGCATCTTCATAGCTATATGCAACACAAACATCCCTGATTGTTTCATCATGCACCAATGCATATACTTCATGTGCTACCATAATTTACATCCTCCTTACTTAATATAGTCTTAACAATATTACTCCTGAACCACCGTATCCAACTGGTCCACAGTATGGTCTATATGATTGGTCACCATATGGTCTATTCTGGCCGCCGCCGCCTCCACCAGTACCTGCTCCACCATTAGTAGCTGGATTTCCTCCGCCGCCAGCCCCTCCAGCTCCGCCATAATAACCGGTCCAATAGTGTCCTTCTGATGAACTACCACTTTGCCAGTACCCACTACCGGAACCACCACCACCAGAATATAGTGTATTACCAGCTTCACCAAATGCTCTTGTGGTTCTACCCTGACCAGTACCAGGATTTAATGTTTGTGATGCATATTCTCCAGTTCCTCCTCCAGGTCTACCATTCCCACCGTCTTGTCCACCACTACCACCATTTCGATAGGCATACCCCCATGCGTCACCGTCTCCGCCACCGCCGGAACCTCCATTTCCTCCCTGCACTCTTGAGGCGCCAACCACTATACCAGACTGTCCGCCACCAGCAGTGCAGATATTTCCAAATGAAGTTGCAGCGCAAGCACCACCTACAGTAGCGGCTATTTGTTGTCCAGGAGTTACATGTACACCTTTGGCAGTATTTGTATACCCACCACCGCCTCCAGCTCCGCCATGTAATGGGTTTGTTGATGAAAGATTTCTTGATACTTCACTGCCATTACCTCCACCCCCAACACAGAATACGTCAATAGTGCTGAATCCATCTGGTATTGTATATACCTGTGTACCAGTAATTGTAATATTTTGCACTCCACCAGTGGCTACGGTTGCTTGCTTGATAGATGCTGGGTCATATACCGGACTCCATATATCTCCAAAGCTTGTTGTTGCATATCCAAAACATGTAAAGTAATATAAGGTATTGAGATTTGGCATATCCATAAATACCTGTGACCAACCACCCGGAGCTGTATTACTACCAACTCCAGCATATCCCGCGGCAAGGTTGGCATCAGGTTCATTCCATGCTGGATATCTGCCTGCCATACATTTAACGATAACCCCACCAAATGGTTTCCCTGGAGTGGGGTTTGGATTCTGCCATTTTACTAATACGCGCCGCCCAGAATACGGCGCTACACTAAAAGACATTATACTGTTGACTGTCATTCGCCCTGTGCCAGGCTCGTCATTACTGTCCGATGTGACCGCAGTCTCCCCAGCCAGTACATGGTCCAGCGTGGCTGTGCACTCGTCACTTCCAGTTCCGCCTCCGCTCCCGCCTGTCATCAATATTTCACCCATTTGTCTTTACACTCCTTTCAGGCCTACGGTCATATCAATCGTGGGCTTCTTATTGTAGCATTTAAATGTTGCCTGCCCATCTGCCGTGTCCCCATCGTCAATCATTCCAAATGCCTTGTTATACGCTTTCACCTGTTCCGGCGTTGCCTCATCTGCAATCACCTTTACCAGTATGGGGTTGTCCTCCGTTGTCAGCCCCTCTATCGGCACAGTCTGGGTATATGGGGCTTCAGCAGACCAGTCCGAGGCCAGAATAGAGACCGGGATGATTATTCCTGCCCGTTCAGTCCTCTTTTTTAAATAGTTATCATTATCCAACAACTTCTGATACCGTGGGTTGAATGTATCTGGCGCCCCACGGTCCTGATTTGTTATCTGCGCCATCGTCCCAGAAAATTCCGGGGCTTCTGTGATTGGGAAATCTGCCATCCTGCACCTCCTTTAAAATACCTCGTCCATATCAAAAATGAACTCCATGTCATCATCCTTGCCTTTTGGCAGGAACGTCTTATATGCAATCAGGTCACCGTCTGAATCAAATAATCCCTGTTCGGATATATTCTGATTAGCCAGCTCCGCTTTACCCAAACGTACCGTGTATCGGCAGGTGGTCTCCTTATCATCCGTATAGCTGTGGCTGCCGATATCCTTCTTAAGCAGTTCCGCCTTAAGTGCCGTCTCAGTTCCGGTTGGCTCAATAACATTCCCATCCGCATCCACACCACCAGACCCAAAGGCCATCTGGGTGATTGCTGGCAGTGTCTGGTCCCCTGCATGTGACCTACACAGTTTCTTGCGTCCTATCTCTGTGATTACTCCTTGTGCCATATTGTCTTACCATCCTTTCATAGTTCATATTCAAAAATCTCTGCGTCTAATAATTTGGTTCCATTCAGCAGGTAAGTCCCATCAAGATACCATAAGTCGTTCTCGACAGTCAGCTTGCAAATCATCTCAGGCCCGGTAGATACCTGCTGTAATATCCCGGACACGGAAACCATGGAGGCATTTACCTCTTCGTCACTGTGTAGCGTCAGTACTTCCTGCATTTTTGGGTACACTGTCGCGTCAGTCTGACAGGCAGTCCGCACCTCTGTATCTACTGAGACTGCCGTGTATCCTCTGAGCCATTGCTGCACTCCCACTCTGGTCCCTGCCAGCATGGACGATCGCAGCAGTAATGCAGTGTGGACCTTTATCTCCTCAAATACTTCTGATATCATACCAACTGCTCTGCCATCTACTACATTCCTGGCCGATAGGTTACCCCTTATTAACATCCCAAAGGGATACAGGTCCAGTCCCGCTGTCTTCTTGTACCCATTGAGTAAATAAGTCCCGTCCAATTTCCACGTTCCATCCAAGTACAAGAACTCACGGTTATATCGGGCATAGAAATTGGAGGTCAATTCCAACCTACCTGATGTAGCTGTATTGACTTGTATCTCTATCGGATATAAACCAGCAAAAATAAACAACAGATTGGCTGGTATCATCTGCCGTGTCATATCCCGAAGTTCCTGTAATACGCGACATGGCTGATCAACAATCCACAACTCCAACTCATACGTCTTGTCGCTCACTCGTAATATGTACCCATCGTTCCCCACGATTACCGCCAGGCGCTCCTTAAGGCGGGGAAGTGTATAGGGAAGCTGTTGGTCCCATTTGAGCGAAACTGCTGACCTGCGTTCTTCCAGCGTGTCTTCAGAATATGGTTTTAGACCCAACATCAGCTCATATCGCTTAATCCCTTGAATTGTGGCATCAGGAATTAGGCTGTCCTTCCATAGCGAATCCAGGTCTCCATACAGCCGTTTCAATTCACCTTCCTGCGCCCCATAGAGTTGTCTGAATTCCTTTACTTCCCGCAGGAAATCTGGGACATACCTGGCTAAATCCAGTATCCGGCCTGGCTGCCCCCTCTTATCATCCACTTATATCCCCCCTTATCGCGATTGAACCGGAAGAGAGTACATGATTACCGGGACTTCCATTAATCTTTGTATCATAGACATCAACGATACCTTCGATATCCAACAGGCGTCCCTCAATTCGTGACACCCTCACAACTGTCTGAACATCCTCCTGCCAAGCCATGTTCAGTTCATGAAGATATGCATCAATTGCCTGGAAAATATCCTCTCTGCATCTCTCAAAGCTGTAGCCCGCCTGATAGACAATATTGGACATAAAGGAAATTCGCTCCTCTACCGCTCCTTCTACGGTAACCGTGTGGCCAATGGGTGCCAGGCCATATCCTGCACCTGTATTCGAATCTGGATCAATCACATCCTTTACCGCCTGGATTAGTTCATTCGACGGGATTCCATATTCCGAGTTAATGATTACCAGCTTAACGGTCCCTCCTCCATCCCAGGCCGGATACACCTTGACACCTCCCACGCCAGAAATGCCATTCACCTTTTCACGATAATCCGCTATATTTCCACCAAATGCCTGTGAATGCAGACTATCAAAATAACGACGCCGGAACTGTTCCGTCCCTTCCTCGTCCTCTCCCGGAATCAGCAATTCTGTTAGTTCTGCCTGTGACAGCCCTCTGATATACTCAATCGGTATGAGTGTCCCAAACAGCGTGTTCCCTGCTGTACCTATAGTCTCACACTGCATTTTATACTGCCCCTTAGCAATACGTTCGACTGCCACATAGTTCAATGTCTCCAACGAAAAACGACTGCCAATGGGAATATCCAAGTCAAATTCACCTTTTAGTACTGCATATGTGGCCTCTTTCGGATGCAAGCCACGCTCTAATGCTCGCTTGATTAAATACTCACGGCTAGCCGTATCCGCGAACAATTCATTCAACACTGCATGTAATTCTGTGTACATCAATTGGATTTCCACCGCGGCTGGAGCCAATGCATCATAGACGATTGACCCTTCCCTTTTGTCAACATCACTTGGAACACGGTCCAGCATACGCTTCAAGATTTCCTCATATGTTACGTCTTCATACATTTACTGACACCTCCTTTTCAACTGCAAACACTCCCGCATCACTGGAAACGGTAAAGGTTACGATGACTTGATTTTTATATCGTGTAAAAGAAAAAGCCCCGACACTACGTATTCGGTCGTCCTGCATCAATGCTTCCTTAATCCGCTTTTTAATCTTAGACTCCAACACGCCCATTGACCCGCCATACAAGTCTGTGAACTCTCTACCATAATTCCAGCTGTAAACGATGTGTTCAAACCGCTCCGTGTTCAGAATACAAAATACGGACTGCTTTACAGCCTCTATTCCCTCCACATTCCCTATCACCCTTCCATCCTTCAACCTATATGTCTTTGACGGCTGTTTTCGGATAGTAAAATCCGCTCTTAAAATATCTCCTGTCTTTGGCAGCATCACGCACCTCCTTCCTAATACCGGTCTATCACAAGGTACTGCTGCGCCCCTCGTTTCTGCACCAATATAACCGCCTCTCCAGCTTTCAAGGCATTCTTCACCGCAACCGCAACATCACCCACTCCCGGTATTGACATCTGTTGCACATGATCCGTCAGATACCGTGGTATGAGCAGCTGGCCGGCTGTGGCAGTTATCTTCTGGTCTATCTGCACTGCCACCGGAGACGTCCCCGTCACAGTTCCCAAGAGTACGCTGCACGGTTTTGCCGCCTCCTCTGCCTGCCGTGAAATGTTCCTTAAGTTCTCAATCCAATCATTATCCACTTATTCCAGCTCCTTTCAATGTTAGGTCCATGGTATGAACACCCTTATCAATTGAATGCGTGACGGCTTCCACCAGCAGATAGTTCCTGAGCTGCATGTCCTTCACATCCAGGAACACGGGTATAAGGCATCCGGCCCGTACCTTGATATCACCAAATGCTTTCTTGATGGATAGGCTTTTAGAGGGATAGTTGTACAGGCCCAAATACGTCTCCGCTATCTTCTGACCGTCCACCCCCTTGTCCAGAGACTCGCTCATCTGCAGGACACCCCACTTGTTGATATCCTCCGTGTGTTTGGTCATAAATACATCACGCTTCTTTGAATCATCATTTTCACGGAACAGCTTAATCTGATTATAGGTATTCTTATCAATACTGACTGTAAAGTCATAGTCTTGGGCCGTCTCGTCATCAATCATCACATTGAGCTTCATGTCCTCTGCATTCCTGAGAGTAAGCTTCCCAACATCGTCATACAGCACAAACATCTTCCCTGTGGCCATCATGGTCAGGTCCAGGGCATTCAGGATAATATCAAACAGTGCCGTATCCGGTTCATTCCGGAAAGGTATCGGGTACCCAGTGTCCTCCAGGGTACCTGTCCGTAGATTGAAGTCACCAGCAATCATCTGGATAACCTCACCCGCTGTCTTATTCTCATAATTGTAGCTGTCCTTATTCTTAAGGTACCGGAGCTGGTCATAGGCCGTGACCTTGACCTCTCCGTCACTGCCCCAGCTCCGCTCAAAGATAAAGCCGAAGAACGTGGGGGTCCCATTCACATCCAGCCGGACGGCGTTTCCCTCTTCGATTTTAAGTTTTCCATCTGATATAATGGAAAAGGAGCATTTCCCTGGCTGTCCCTTGCGTTGGGTTTCCCAGGTTATGCTCCCTTTCACAGCCGGCTCATAGACTGTCTGTCCGTTTTGTATATATACATGCACATTCATTGTTTCAACTCCTTATGGCATCACTAGCACCAGGCCAGGGTGAATTAAGTTGGGGTTGCTAATCTTATCCCGGTTTAAATCATGAATCTCCTTCCACCGGCTTCCATCCCCCAGCTGCTTCTTTGCAATGTTCCACAGGCAGTCCCCCGATTTTACGGTATACGTTTTGGCCTGTGGCTGCTCAGCCGGGCGATTCTCCTCCGGTGTTTCAGCCGTTGGAGTCGCCTGGTCTTCTATAATAGTAAAATTCATGATTTTCGTCCCATAATGCCTGGCCTCCTTCATGGTGATGGATACCACCAAATCCAGGCCCTCCTTCACATCATCCGACACCTTGTAGTCCTCCAGGGTCACATCCATGTTGGTGTCGAAGGAATCTCGGATGATGATGAACTCAAAGGCGTCCCCACTCTCCTTAAGGTCCTGCAAGCGGCTGATGAACTCCTCCGCATCTTCCACACTCCCGTCCCACATGGCACATGGATAGTCCATCTGGGGCAGGACCACATCAATGCTGATTTCCGCAAGGCCCGGAGGCCGGGTTATGTTTATTTCCTCTCCGTTAATCAGAGTGGCTGTCTCATTCTGGCCTGGATACTTGATGGGTATTTTCTGCGGAGGAATGGGAAGGAGCATATCGTCTATGTACACTTCGTATGCCATCAGATATGCCCTCCTTCCGCTGCGGATGCCAGGAACTCACTGGTGAACATGGACAGCGCCCGGCCCATGTCGTCAAAGTCGGTTTTCTTGGTCAGGGTGTTGCTGTTCTTGACATCCACCTTAAGCTCGGCCAGGGTGAAACGGTTGATTACTTCCTGCTCCGCGGCATCACGCATGTATTTGAGGTCCTCGTCTAGAACGTCCATGGAGTCGGCCATTGCGGCGGTGTTGCCTGCCGTGTCGCCGGTATTATTGTGGATTCCGTCCCATGTATCCTGTGCTCCGCCTACTCCATCAAAGGGATTGTTGATACCATCAAAAACGCCACTCACTTTTTTGTCTATTCCCTGGCCGAACTGATATCCTACGTTTATGGCATCACTGTACGCTATTCTGCCATTTAGTTCAGGCGCATTCCTGTCAATTGTTATGGCTGTATTACTTTTTCCCCATGAAATTACGCTATCTTGCAATGATGACAAGCCTGATGTCCAATCTGTCCCGAATATGGCATCAATTATCTGTGTAACCACCTTTCCCAGTGATAAAAACCAAGATATAATTTGGCCTATTAAATTTGCCACTGCGCCACCAAAGCTGTCAAAACCTCCGTTTGTTGCATTCAATACCCATTCAATTATACCGAGGAATGGCTCAACAAACGTTGACCATGCACTTTGTATGATAGCATTAAGGATACCAATGACCGTATTCCAGATAACAGTTCCCGCAAATGCAAAGGCGGCACAGATGATTCCTGTTGCGGAAATAGATGTATTCTGTATTTTATTAATCCATGCCACGACCATATAGAAAACTGCTATAAGAGCAATGATGGCTATAATTATCCAAGTAATAGGGCAAGCAAGTAGGGCCGTGTTAAATCCATACTGAGCCGCTGTTGCCGCTGCCGTTGCTGTCACTTCGATGCCAGTTGCCGCTGCGTGAGCATATGCAGCCACGCAAGATGCAATTTTTATTCCTTTGCTAATTAATTCTATCCCATTTGTAAGAGCTAAATATCCCGCATAAACACTCAATACAGCAATTACGCCCCACATAATGGGTTCTATAATCGACCAATTATCTGATATCGCCCTACCAATAATTCCTGCCACAAGACCAATTCCTCCGAATATTCCTTGTATCTGGCTTGCGTCCCCCTGCAATCCTGCCGTAAAATCATTCATGTGCCGGGTTACTACGTTTACAACGCTCCCAACCACACCCGACAATCCCATATTTATGGTACGCCCCAGGGAGGCCAGGGCGCTTGTTGCATCATCATATTTGACATTGTTTAAGTCCTCTAAATTCTGAGTTGTCAGCTCCACCGAGCCATTGAGATTCGCCAGGGCCATGACTCCCTCATACCCCAAATCCTCCCACATGGTTCCAAAAAGATTGACACCGGCAATATTCCGATTAATAGGGTCATCCATGCGGCTAATTGCGTCTATGGTCTGCTGGAAGGCCTGCTTTGCCGTTTCCCCGCCCTGCCCGAATGCTATCGCCATCTTATTGGCATCCAACCCGATTGCCTTAAAGCCTTCCTGGGTGGTCTTACTACCATCAATAGAGCGGATTGAGAACTCTTTAATTGTATCTCCTAGTTTGTCAACTGAAAAAGTACCGCTCTGTGCGCCATTAATCAACATATTAAACATATCCGTGCTATCAAATCCCAGCTTTTTAAATTGCACAGAATACTCATTTATGGTATCCAAAAGGTCGCCATTCTTATCAAGCCCAGCCTGTGCTCCCTGGACAATTAAGTCAAATGCCTGTGCACCAGACACGCCAAACTGCTTTTCCATCATCTCAGCAGTCCTCATGCTCTCAGTAACTTCGTATCCAAATGTATCCCTCAGCAGTATCCCGGCCCTGGTCATCTGTTCCAAGCCGGTGCCAGTACGGCCTGTTATTTGGTAGACAGTTGACATGCTTCGTGCCACATCATCCAGGCTTTCACCCATGTTATCAATATACAGATTTTCCATACTCTGCTTTGCCGCTTCCAAGGTATCTCCCTGCATACCAGTCTGGGTCTGCAACGTATTGCCTGCCGCCCTCTTATCATTTGCACCAGACAGAATTTCCTTTGCGCCAACAGCAATTCCAGCCATACCCAAAGTACCAGAAATTTTTTCCCAGGTTTCTCTTAATCCGCCCGCTTCTTTCCTTCCCTGTGCCATACTCTGGTTAAGTTTTTCTTCCCCCTTTCTGGCCCGCTCCATTGCTTCATCTATCTGATTGATTTCTGCCTCTGCCTCATTCAGTTGCTTTCTTGCGTCATGCAGACGAGCAGTGTCAAAAGGCTGACTGGATGCCTTAGACATGTCTTCAAATGATGATATGGCAATATTCATAGCATTGGTTATCTTCCTCAATACAGGGGACATACCATCATATAACTGCAGGGATGATTGTATCGTAGCCATAAAAACCTCCTTTCATTGAAAAATGTGTATAAAAAGAACGCCCCGAAGGACGTTCTGATTATTCTAGCTTATTTGCTTCTTATATTCTTCTAACTGCTCCCGCAAGGCCATCAGTTCCTTGACTACGTCATCATAAGTCTGCAGCATCTTCTCGTACTGCTTTACGGGAATGGTTATTAATCTCTGCATACTGCGGCCTCCTCCTTACCATCTTTTAGGCCAGCATAGTACGCACGATTGATTGCCTGAACCGTTGCCGTGGCAAATTCCTTGTCCGTTTCATCTGCATTATTAATAACAGATAACCATTGTGCTATAAACACAGGTTCATCCACAGGATATGTCATGAGCATGCCACCTCCCCACTTTTGCCAAAGGTCATTGCCAACTGCTCATACGCTGGAATTCTGATAACATAATCTGGCACATTAATGCCAGCCTGGAGGAATATATCTCGTACTGCCATTGCAATTTCGTGGGGAGGAATACCCTCACTTTTCATAATACGTTCAAAGAGACGACCCGCATTTGTTGCACTTTCAATAGCCGCCGATACTGGGTACTGACAAGTAGTGGTCACGGAATATGTACCAGTTTTACGAAGGGCCGGAAGAACTTCGGATGTTACCCAGCGCTTGAACTGTTTAGCTGTTTCCAGTTTACTTCCAAAAATAAGGGAATATAAGCCTGATTCGTTGATAATTGTAGTTTGCTGTTTCCTGTCCAATGAATCCATGACCCCCATTAAACTGGTATCCATCTCATCTACATTGGTTTTTATGGCATCCCAAACTTTCGAATACCCCAATGCCTTAGCAACATCATTCCCAACAAACCACGGCTCGTTGTCAATTACTACTGACCTTATCCGTCCAAATTCCTCGCTGTTAAAAATTTGCAACTCTTTCATCTTACGCCACCTCCTTATAAGCTACCGTGCAGGTCTTAGAATTGCCCTTGGAGTCTACATAAGGTATTTTTGTTGGATAGTTGTTCTCAGCCAGCCATAGTTTCACATCTTCTAAAACTGACGGTTTATACTGGATTGTTACATCCTCGTGACCATTCTTGCTAAAAGCTGTGGTCACAATCTCACTTTCTGGAATATGTAACTTTTTGATGATAGCACCCACTGCCCGGTTATGTGGGTTACCACTGGTGGAGTAGATGGCCAACTCTTTGGCAATCTCTGTGCAGTCGTAAAGTTTTGGCATCTTTTCCTTGTCTGTCAGTAGCGGAGCCTTCACATCGTATCCTAAATCAGTATAAAGACGCTTTACCTCAGCGGCAACAAATACAGGCTCAACTTTAGCTTTCTCCAAGGTGCTCATGACGTTCTTCACCATCATGTTGACACTGGAAAGCGGGAGACGTTTCGGGGAAGTTGATTTCTCTTTCTTTGGCATCTCGTATAATCCGGTCTTGCGAAGGGTGGGGAGTACTTCTATAGCCAGCCAACGCTGATATTTCTGCGCCTTCTCATTGTTGGCTTTCATTCCAAGGAGATAATACAGGCTTTCGGGGATATAATCATCTTTTCCACACTTGTGTGGAAAGCCTAATTCATCGCAAAATCCGTTAAACCTATCCCACATGACATAATCTTTACCATTCTTAATTCTGTACCACCCAAATCCCATTGCGGTATCTTCTGCACTGACTGATATGCTTCCATCACTATTCAGAAGTGTCCGAACCTGCAATTCTAGCTCTTCATTCTCAAATACCATGACTTCATTCTTTTTCATGAAATAAATTTTCCTCCTTGAAAATACAGGCGGAATCCTTTATAATTAAATACATGGATTCCTGTTGTTAACGGGTTCCGCATCGGAGTAAACACGTTACCGGCCAAAGTTACTGTGTTTGCTCTTTTTTTGTTTCAAGTTCTTTTTTAACAAGGTCCACAATGATGTCTTTTACTGACTTATCTGTTTCCACAGCGTAGAGTTTAAGCTGCTTACATAAGTCATCGTCCATATCTGCTACAACTCTCTTCATCTAATTTCACCTCCTTTTAACGTTCCATTCGGAACACTTCGTTATAGACATTTTAGTTCCTTTCGGAACATTTGTCAAGCATTAATTTTTACGCTGTTCCATTCGGTACTTTTGTGTTATACTATACTTAAGAAATGAGGTGAAATCATGGAAAATATTGGAAAAACGATACGGCATTATCGAAAAGCAGCTAATTTAACACAATCTCAGTTGGCTTCTGCCTCTAATATATCCCTTATGAGTATTCGTCGCTATGAAACAAATCAACGCACCCCAGACATTACACAACTACAGCAGATAGCCAATGGATTAAAAATTCCACTTGCGGATTTGCTTGGATTAGAATACAAGGAAAATATCTTAGATGATAGTGACATCTATAAATTCTTTGATTCCCTTGGTTATATAATAAAAAATACAGATAATGAAAAATTTTTGCTTTTTAGTAAGGATATAACCAATCCTATTCATGTGTGCCTCACATGGGACGAATTAAAAAAAATAAAAGACGATACCTGGAAATATCTAAAATTCTCTTTGGCTGAGATTAGTAGTGACAACTGATACTCATATATATAGGCACGCTAAAAAGCACCTGGATTTCTCCGGGTGCTCTGCTTTTACAAACCTAAAAGTTGTCGCTTCTTGGCTTCATATTCCTCTTGGGTAATAGCTCCTGCATCAAGAAGACTTTTGTATTTTAGAATCTCATCAGCTGGTGACATTTCCGCATTATTACCGCCTTCAATACTTTTCTCCAAGCCTCCCATATTACTTAACCCTAACATTATCTTTTCAGCCTTTTCACAGTAAGACTTAAAAAGTATTGAATCTGATTTTACTTTTCCGGTAGGTAACAAATTTATGCTTAACTGAGGATACGAATTATTATAAAGATTAACAATGATTTTAAATTCATTTATTTCTTCCTTCTTTTTAGAGCCCGATAATCCTCCCAGAATCGCACCGACACCACCAAATAATAATCCTCCTACCAAGGCGCTACCTACACCTACAGACAAAACTCCAATACCATTTTTTTGACATTCATAATTAATAATATCGCCATATGTGAAATACAGATTCCCGTATGATTTTAATTTCCACAGCCTATTTTGTTCATCAATAAGAAGTTCTTTTTCAATAACTTTAGTTTGATGAAATATTCTACTTCTCTGTTGATTTATTTCATTGTCATTAATAGCATCTTTTACTCTTTTTAGAAAAATATCTTTCCATGAAAGTGTAATTAAACATACCCCGCATTTAGCAATACAATCCTTGCAAACATATCCATCTGCTATCTGCTTAACACCTTTCTGTCCACCACATATAGAACAGGCTTCCTTATTACCCCCAAACAGTCCCATCCCCAATACCTCCACGCCATAATAATCTATCCTCATTATAGCGTGGATTAGAAACTTTTTCTACCTTTTTCTTTGTGTCAAAAACCAACAATCAATAATTGTGTTAGTTCATCCATAGCAAAAGCACCTGGATTTCTCCGGGTGCTCTGCTTTATAATTCAATTCTTTTTATTGGATGCTTTTCTTCAATGTTTATCACTTTAGGCTTTAATTCATCCGATATCTGAGCACATCCTAATGTATTAGGCGCACTAACAAAGATAATTGTTTGCTCATCCGTATTGCCCTGATACTTAATCATTATAGTCCCTGTAACCAGACGTTTTTGCTTCGTTTTCGGTAGAGCGCCAACAATCGCACCCGGAATACCAAAAACAGCCCCACCAATCATCCCCTTCAATACGCTACCATTTTGAATGCTATTTTCGATTTCAACATCCATTTTGTATTCATAGGAAATTATATTACCTATTTTCAGAATGAACTCTTGCCCATTGCACATAATTGAAAGTGTATCTTCATTTGCAATAATGGAACATGGGCTTCCTTCTGCCACACCTAAGCCAACCGCAATATATATATCCTTGAATTCCTTTGGATACTTATTTTTTTTCCCAAACAGTCCCATCCTCACTACCTCCACCCTATAATAATCTATCCCCATTATAGCGTGGATGGTAAATTATTTCTACCTTTTTCTTTGTGTCAAAAACCAACAATCAATAATTGTGTTAGTTCATCCATAGCAAAAGCACCTGGATTTCTCCGGGTGCTCTTGTCACCTCATATTTCTAAAACATCGTTTTTATCAATGCTTTGTAAAATTTGTCATCTACCTCTAACAAACTGTTCTTTCCATCTTTAAACTTTATAGCAACTGTATAAATTCCTTTATTCTTTGCTGATAGTCCTGCCAATAATCCGACTGGTCCCAACAAAGTAGCTCCTACAGCTCCTCTAATAACTCCACTGGCAGCACTCTTTCTCTGCTCATCTGTTATTAGTTCATATGCTTCAATATTTTGTTTATTTAAATACATTGGCTTTCCAAAAGATGTAGCAATATATAATTGCCCCAAACTAACCCCTGTCATCTTACCAATATAATCACCAGCAATAACCTTATTTTGTGCTCCCATCCTCAATACCTCCACGCCATAATAATCTATCCTTATTATAGCGTGGATTGCCAATTATTTCTACCTCTTTCTTTTACTCTTGGCCTTCTGTGCCTCTTTCCTGTCATGCTCCAGCTTAGTTTCAACAGATGCAATCACGACAGCCTTTTCGTATCTATCCAAAGCCAGGAACTCATGCGGCCACTTATGCAGCTTATGGAGGCAATAGTAAGCAAGATTCGCTTCCATATCGCCCCCATCAATTAGTTTTTTACATCTTCAACCAGTTCTTCCATTGGCACATCGAATCCGTTGACTTCCTGCACCCTCTCCAGATAATTAGCATACTCCCCCGCTGTCAGCATAGCTTTCAAAAGCGTATCCGCCCCCATCACATGATAGGAGTCCTGGAGTTCTTTATCATTGAGATTCGGAAATACCGTACATTTAGATGCCAGTTTCCCCAGATACTGATTATAGTCTGTTTCCTGGGTATACTGTCCCTTTTTACCAACTACCGGCACCCTTTTAGTACACTCTCGTCTTAACGCCTCATCTTCGGTTGATGTGATGGACTGTATTTCCCATTCCATTGGCCTTCCTGCCTTATCCAGAAAGCGCCTTGATACCACATGCTTTACATTTTCCGCCTTGACTGCGTTCTGCGCTAAAAAACAGCTTAAATCTCCCATATTCTCTTATCCTCTCTTTCTTACTGCATTCCCTGCAAGTGACTAAACTGCTCCGGCATCTCCCAATCCTCGAAGGTAAAATCAAGGTCTTCGTCCAGATACTCCGCATCCGCATCGAACTTCGCCAGGATTCCTCCGTCAACATTACAATCCTTCAGGATGATGGTCTGCCGTCCCACACTGGAAGTCGGGTCCTCATTGGTTATCTGGATATCAAAATACACATCCTGTCCGGTCTCCTTGTATCGGTACAACTGCTCCCTGAAGATGCTGGTATTGTAGTGGAAGGTCGCGGACCCGCTCCCCTTCCAGCCGGTTGTCTTATTTCCTTTTCCGGTCCTCCCCAGAATGGGGATTTCAGACTTTGTTTTCTCTATGCTGGCCTCCAGGTTAATGGCCTGCATAAAATTATAGCGGTTCCCTTCAATCGTGACAAAACACTCCGCCAGGGATGCGCTCACGGCATCCTTTGCATTCATTGACTGCATATATGTATCTCCTTCCTTATGAAACAACTACTGTCATATATAACTGCGACATACAGTTAATCGGTGTCACCGGGCAATTCACCACAACAGACCGCTTGCTGTTCCCGCGCTCTACCGTGATTTCTTTTGCCTCCACGGCCTCAATCGCCCGCAGCCTTGCCAGTTCTTTATTGTAGGTCACAATGTCGTTCCAGAGGCTCACCCGGCCCGCGTCATCGTTCGGCATGATTCCCAGGTACTTTGTGTTGAACATAGATGCGATATCATTACCAATCTGGTCCAGGACGCGCACAGTCTGATTATTCGAGAAATCTTCCTTCTTCTCTTCCGTAAAGGTCACCAACGTGTTAATATCCATCAGGACTCGCACATCATCACCTACGCGATGGAACATGAATTTTCCTGAACGGACAGCCCTCGCAAGCTGTTCCTGCGTGTAATCCACATCCGCCGTGAGTTCACCATCGTATACGCGGTTCTCGTTGGTCTTGTTAACCGCACAGGCCGCCTGAACCCCGCAGGTCCAGTACACAAGCCCCTGCTCCAGCTCTGCCGCCTTGTTCTCCACGGATATGATTCCCTCATAGTCCGCATCAGCCATCCGATACATCACTGTTTGGAACTTCACGCCGGCCTCGTCACGCATCCGCCTGGTATACTCCGTAAATACAGCCTTGACTGCATCATCCATGGATGGGCAGCACAATGTCTGGAATGTATAGGACTCCATCTTGGCCAAGAACTGTGCATAGTCCTCTCCGTTCACCGCTTCCCCGTTCGTCCCACCAGTAAATGGGATTCCAGCCGTTGCTGCCAGAGTTGCATCCTTCTTGAACACAACGTACAGATTATCCTTGAGCTCTGATGCTGCTGCCACGGTCTGGCGGTCCACCTCCTTTTTATCGAGCATGGTTTTCACATCAAACTTCGTGCTGTCATCCACATTGGCACTGATGACCAGCATCAGGTCCCTGCCGCGTACACCACTGTATTTCGCCTGTCCATAATCACAAGCAGCCTTAACTCCTCCATTGAGCCGGTAAAAGATACCCTTCGTCAGGTTCCTGAATAACTCCCTGACCTGCCACATCTGCGGCGCATCTGCCGGATACCCGAATATCTCCTGGCACCGCTCCTGGTAATCCTGGGCTGTCACAATGAAAGCCTCCTTTTCCGGCCCCCAACCAAACTCCAGAGGGATTGCCGCCGTCCCACGGTCTGATAGTACCGCAACGCTGCTGGCAGCACTCACAAAATTGATATAAGCTCCGGGAAGTATTTTATTCTGAACCGTAAAGCTTCCGCCTCCTAACATTTATTTCACCTTTCCTTTCATGAATTTATCTATTACCGCATCTACTTCTTTCAATGAATACTTCCTGCCATCTTCCAGCAGGGCACTCACCAGGTCCTTCTTTCCCTGGTAGCACTCCGCCTCCAGCAGTCCCTGTTTTAAAAATGTTGCTTCTCCCTGTTTTGTTTCTTTCAATTCCCAAACCTCCTTAACTGTGTGTTGGCCTCCAGCCCCTCCATTGACGCCTCCTGTGGCTCCGGTTTCATGACGAACATATTGTAACTGACAAAGAAGGTGAGCACGCCATCCTCTGTCCTGTGACTGCGGCCGGTCCCCCGCAGCAGGCTGCCATCCTCTAATGTGATATACTCCAGCCCGTCCATGAGGATGTCCGCCGTCCGGTTCATTTCACGAGAGGGCTGGGGGGTATCGCCAGGAAGGTACTGGATACACATAGCCGTCTCACGATAGTATCTCTGACCAATCACCGGCTTTTCAGACGGTTCCAGAAACTGCACAAAAAAACAAGGCTCCTTAAGGCCCTGTTCTACCGCATCTGTGTAAATTTCATAACCATCGCCAAACAGTTCATTCAGCCGCCTGGTGACAGCATCCATGATATTATTAAGCATCGAACACCTCCCGAAGTTTTGCTTCCAGCTTTTTCTCTATCAGCTTCGGCGCCAGGTCATTGATTTCTTTTTCCGATATGGTAAGCATGAACTTTCCCGGGACCCAAGCCTTTTTTGCACTTACGCCTAAGGCTGGGATATAGCGCCCAGGTGTCTGCCGATGACCATATTCCACGTAGGACGCATATTCGGTCGGGTTGATAATTTCAATCTGGTAGTTATCCCCTATCCTCTGGATGTCACCCACCGTCCAGCCGCGTCTTAACGTCCCGCCCTGATATCCGGCCCAGTATTTTTGCTTTATAACTCCATTCTTTGACAGAAAGGTCCTTGTCTTACCATCGGAACCCTTTACCTTTACTGTCTTCGTTCCATCCAGCTTAGGAGCCTTGCCTACCGGTGTTCTCTGTGTAACTTTCCTCAGCAGGCGGGAGGCTAATTCCTGGATGCATTCCCGGTTGAAGGCATCCCTCTCCTGCTCCAGACGTTCTATCTGCTTTTGCAGCTTCTTTATTTCCCGAAAATCAAAACTTCCTCCCTTCGCCATTATGCATACTCCTTCCATATCTCCAGAAGAATCTCCTGATGGGAGGAGTATACCGCGGCCTTTCCACTCTGGGCATAACTCTCCGTCCGGCCCTGCTGGGTGACCTCAATCCGGCATCCCGGGGGAACCACAAGCTCCGGAGCCAGAAACAACTTGATGGTCTGTGCCACACCCGTAACCGTATCACTGCCGGCCGCCGGCGCCGTGCTGGAGTAAGACAGATGGCAGGCTACACCATCCTGTACAATGGCCTCCTCCTGCCTCGTCACCTTCGTCACAGGGTCCTTTACAGACTGCATACCATAAATCCTGCATGTTCCATCGTAAGTGGCCTCTATGGCCTTCCTGTGCATCCTCTGTGCCCGTTTGATTGCCTCACTTACCATTCTACCACCCCAGCTTCCTGTACCGGTTAAGTTGCCCCTGGTAATCCTTCAGGATACCGCCTGATAAGGCATCCGCCGCACTTGTAAAGCTGGTGGATGTGTCCCCTTCCGATATGGATGATACCCGGTCCGGCGCCTCCCCATCCCCGGGACGCTCATACCGGTACAGGTCTATTGCCATCCGGTATGATGTGCTGGTCAAGCCTGCCGGAACTGCTTTTAAGTTGCAGTAGTTCCGGATAGTCTCATCCACATCCTCCATAAGGAACTGCAGAGCGATATTCTGTGTTGTATCGCCTTCAGGTATCCCCAATAACGCCTTCAGCTTCATTAGGTCCATGGCCCCTCCTTACGAAATGGTAGCAATAAATACCTGGTCTGCATACGGAAATGAAGGCATGGCCGTGGCAACAGCCTTAATCCACCGGCCGACAGGGTCTACCGTGTCATATTGTACCACCACGATATTCCCCACAGCAGACACATCCACATCCGGATTCTTACGGAGCTCCAGCTCCTCGGCCGTAAGACCATAGAATGTATCCCCCAGTTTCCCATCCGGCATCATAATGAATGCAGATTCCGGAAGGAAGCGCGCGGACGAATATTTCCCCTTTGCATCCTGCTGGCGGTACTGTTTGTCATAAATGGCAATCTGCGGCAGGCTCTGCTGGGCCAGGAAAGCATTCAGCTCCGCCCTGGTAAGCACCCGGTCACTGTTCACACCGTAGATTGCAGCGCGTATCCTGTGGTCCCGTAAAATGCGGTTCAGATTGGTCTTGGATGTCAATGCCCGTGTTGGTGTGAACCCGGTGTCTTTTACAATCCGGTCCACAAAGGCATCCATATCCTCCAGGATAGTGGGGTCACCGCTCCCCCATGTCTTATCAGCCTTATGCGTGCTCGGAATTCCATAATCAATGCTTGCCTTGAAGCCGTTCTCATTGATGGAAAGCTTTCCTGTGGACAGGGCTTCCATTCTCAAGCACTCGACTCTGGTTTTCACTCCCGCCACCAGGTTATCCACGTCGCTGTAAATTTTCCGGACCATCTCCGCCTCTTCCTGGACATTCCTGGGACTTTCAAGGGCAATAATTTCCTTCTCACCCAGGCGGATTTTCCTCTTGATGAGGGCCAGGTCCTGCATGCTGTAATCAGCGCCTTCTCTGGAGCCCAGTTCTGTCTCCGTATCAAACGCATGAATATGGGCAGATACGGGAAGGTCGGACGCACCCTTAATCATCTTAATTTCCATTGCTTCGGTCTTACGTTCCGGAAAAAGCAACTCACCCATATAGGCTTCGGTCTGCCTTTCTTTCGTATAATCAATCAGCTCCTGTGGTGTTAATAATTCTTCTACTCTTGGCATGTCTTAATCCTCCTTATACTGTGGGTGTGGCAGCCTTGACCTGCAGGCTCCCATCCACAAAAAATTTAATAAATGGCATCTTTTCCACCATCTGGTCCACAGCATCAACCAGGTATTCCCCCTGCAGCCGCTCCGTGTTGACGGAACCGGCAATCATCAGGGCCCCGGCCTGCTGTCCGTATGTGACCTCAGTGGTTGCGAAAAGAATGCCAACGGGTTCCGTGGAAAATGTGTACGTATAAGCCCCGGAGCTCCCGCTGCGCGCAACCTTTACCATCTTTCCATCCTTGTCCAGCAGACTGCCTGCCAGAACAAATTTCTTCCCCTCGGTGTCCGCTGTCACCCCGGTGTCCAGTACCGTACAGGTGATGTTCTCATAATGCTCATTCCGCAGGAACTCCGGAGAATTATCGTACGTCTTCTTTACTAAATACATGTCATTTCCTCTCTTTCTCTATTTTGTTGCCCATGCATCCGCATAGGGGTTTTTTGAGGTTTCTTTGTTCAGGCTCTCCGCCACTGTCTTGGCCCATCCACCCTCTGATGTCTCGCCGGCCTTGGGTTTATAACCGGTTTTTCCGCTTCCCTGCCTGACGGCCGCAGGAGTAGAATCCTTGAACAGGAACGCCTTACCTTCCTTCAGTGCCTTCACCTGTTCTTCAAGGCCAGTGACTTTCCCGTCGTCCCCTAGGAGCAGCTTGCTTTTATCAACAAGTCCGGACACAAGGTCAGCGTCATGGGCGGAGTCACCGATTGCAAGTTTGATGGCGGTGGTCAGCTTCAGTTCCTTCATATCCGCCTCATATTTCTCTTTGGCAGCCTTATTCTCTGCCTGCAGGTCCGTAATCTGTTTCTGGAGCTCCTCGCTGCTGCCACTGGCCTTCTTCAGTTCCTCCAATTGTTTGTCCCTGGTCTTGATGTCTTTCTCCAGTTGGACCTTTGTGGCGTTGAGGGCCTCCAGGTCCGTTTTAGGGACGTAGCCCTCCAACTCCTTCTTTGATTCCCGCTCCGCTTTGGATGCCAGCTCCTCGCTGATGCCCAGAGCGACAAAATCTTCTTTTTTCATAGTCTCTTCCTTTCTTTTGGACGTAAAAATAACACCCGGGATAGTCCCGCGTGCTCATTTAAACTTAGTTATTTCAATTATCGCGACAAAATAAAATACCACCGGCCCTTTGCTGACTGGTGGTACTAATACCACATGACTAATTTCTCATCTGGCATATTCTTTTCCCTTGATAATTTTAACAACTCGATTTGTGCGTGGTTAACATGATTTCTACACCACTCATATCCCTCTGGCAGGCTGTATTCACGAAGATTACCGGAAGCTATGTCAACTACCACATGCCCTTTTTGCTTACTATCTTCCGGAATAATGTCACATTCTATGACACGGTTATTCCTTTTTATATTTTTTAATTTTAGCATAGAATTTACTCGCCTCCTTGCTGTAATTATATTCCGCTGATGTCAGTCTATGTGCTTCATCCTGACTGTATCCTTGGCCTATTAATTCCTTTTCCTTAATCTCATGCTTTAGGAGCGTCAGATCGTGCGACTCCGGTTTTCCATCAATCAGTCTTCTCCACGATTCGGCCATCATATAATCGGGCGCGAAATATTCTGGTTCTGGGCCGCCCAGGTCATGCTTATCCAAGAAAATAAAGTTCTTAATCTCCTGAATCTGCTCCTCTGAATAACCTGTTGATTTTGCGATTTTAGGAACATCGGTTTTCATACTCCGTACAAGCCCGTAGTATCTTTCTGCATGATCTTTCGCAGCATTTCCATTCGGATTCCTCGCCCCGCTTACTGCTCCTGACTTCATTATATCAGGTTCTATCTGCATTTCAACAACAAACCGCTTTTCCCACTCCCGGTACTTCATGTCCGCCGGAACATAATATGTCTTTCCGTCCCCATCCCTAGCAGCCCGCTGTTCCCCTTCTGTAAACTCATCGTCAAAGTACGGCACCGTGGTGGACCTGCAATTGGGGTGAAAAGGCGGTGCTGTAATGCCCACCTTGTAATCCTTCATGTCAAAGACCTTACCGTCCATATCCCTGCATATTTCAGAGGTTTGGCCGTCCAGCGTGGCCAGAATCTCATACTTCTCCACTCCCAGTTCCTTCAAGCAGTCCTTTTGAGCCGCCGATGAGATGGCCGCGGATTCAGTCATGATGAGGCGCCCGGCCTGACTCCGACTGACCTCCATGGTCTTTGACAGGCTGTCTATGGCTTTCTGAGGAGACTCACCACGGATGATGTTCTGCGTCAGCTCGGTATGCAGGTTCCTGACTAATTTATCCTTATTTGTCCAGATACGGCTCGAGAAGTCCTCCCCATCCTGCGCCCATGGCCTTTTGATGACAGCTTCTATCTTCCTGTCATCCAGCCGGGCCAGATTGGTTCCCGCCCCGGTCCCTTTCGCCACCTCGAAAGCGGTTCGGTAATACTGCTCCCCATAGGCCTTATGCAGGTAATCCGTCATGCCCCCCTCGAACTCCGTTGATAACAGCTCTGCGTGCTGCTGCATCTGAAGCTTCATTGCCTCCAGGTAGGATATATGGTGGCGAGCGGATGCATTCTCCAGTTCCTTCATCCAGCGCTGGTCAACTGCATTTTCCTCTCCGGCTTTTATGTAATCCTCGACCGTCCACTTGAACTCCTCCAACTCATTCTTCTTAAGCAGCTTCTTGGCACCCGCATAACTGATGTCATTGTTGTCTGCCAGGCGCTGGTACCACCGGCCAATGTCCATCTGGATACTGTTGGTGGCTCTTATGTACTGGCGCTGGACATCCTTGTAATAGGCTGCGCTGCGCTGGTACTGGTCATCCTCCAGGGAAGCCATGCGTTTTACCCAATAGTCTGTATTTTTAGCCGTGGGGCACACCTCCTCTCATTGCTTTTCGTTTTCTTCTGGTCTATAATATCTTTATCAGGGCTACCCAAACACTAAAGAACGAGGACTTTACGCCAATTCTGACGAAAAGTACGGAGTAAGAAAAGGAGGTTTCTATGCGCCTAAATTCGGACTGTATCCGCAATATTTTAATTACAGTTGAATCAATAGAATATGATACCGCTTATTCAATGTCCGAACTTTGTAACAAACTTCCTAACTATTCAGAGGACGATTTGAACTACCATTGCCTCCAGCTCATCGATGCAGGATTTCTTAATGCCACAGCAATAAATATAATGGGACACACAACACCGCGGGTATGGAAAATCTTCGACTTAACCTATCTAGGCCACCAGTTTTTAGCTGATATACGTTCTGATACTACATGGAATAAAACCAAGGTTATTGCCAAATCCGTTGGTTCTGAGTCTTTACATGCATTAAAAGAGATCGCTGTTGGTGTAGTCACCTCTGCAATACAGAGCCAACTTGGTCTACATTAACCAACATCGTCACCGTCAACTTCGCTGGCTCATTTGACCCGGCGGAGTTTTCTAATTTGTAATCTGTCACATTATTAACTTCTATCCCATCCAGGAAAATCTGCTCCTTCTCATTAATACAGACTGATTTAAGTCTCATCCCCTTCACCGCCTTCCTCTTCCTCCTGTTTTCCCTGCTGCTTGAATGCCTGCTGGTATAAATCTACCTTCTGCGCATTTTCATCTTCTTCCCTCTTCAGCTGCTTTTCTTCCTCCTCTGCATTTTCCACCCATGGATGATTCTTAAGAATGGTCTTATGGGAGATGACGCCCGTGCTTTTTGTAGCGATGTCAGCCAGTTCCGATTCACTCCGGATGGCCGTCCTGGTCCATGTCTGCGTTATCTGCTTACACTCGGCCCCCAGATGATGACATATGGCCCGTACCAACCGGCCAAACCCCAGCTTGAACTCCGTCTCCATCAGGCCCGCCTTCAGCTCCAAAAGGGAGTACAGGTATTTCAGTGCTTCCCCAGAGGTATTTCCAAACTTCTGCGGATCCGGATCCACACCCATTCCCTGTTCAAAGATTGCTTTCCTGGTAATCTCCAGAAATTTCTCTCTGGCCTCTATCGGAATACTGATAGTCAAGGCCTCCACACCTCCGCTCCCTCCAGCGCCGTCAGTCTCCACCTTAATTGCCTTGTATTCTTTCAGTTCCGCAATGAAAGACTTGAGGTCCTGGCCCCCATAGTTAGTCAGTATAAATATGATTTCCTGCGTATCCTCGAGGTCATTTAAAAAGCCGCTGAATACCTTGTCATAGGCATCTGACAGCAGCTTTATATTGGTTAAATCATCTGTGGGAATATTATTGTTATAAAATGGGATGAATGGCACCTCTCCAAAACCATGCTCAAACACATTCGTCTGCTCCACACTCTCATCCGGGGAGCCGGTCAGCTCATACACGTTATACGGCTCCAACCCTGTTTCAGAAATGGAACTGCTTTTCTTTTTATACACATAGCATTTTTCTGCCGTCCAATACTCCCACACATAGATGGCCTTACCGTCAATAACATCCCTGGTTTTATAGTTCCGCAGCACGGCATCCAGCTGGCGGTCCAAGTCCGCGGAATAGACTGGGATAATCTGCTTTGGGTCAATAACCCCATACTTCCATTGCCCATCATCATCCTTCCAGTAGTGCAGCCACGCCACCTTGCAGTTTGAGGCCTTTATGCATAAGTCCTTGCATACCTTGGCGTATTTATCCCCCAGCAGGTCTGCTATCTGCCTATTCGCCTTTTCATTTCCCACATCAAACAGCGGCGGCGCTGAAAACATATAAGCAGCCTTCTGGTTGACCAGCAGGCCGTGAAAGTTCCGCGGTATCCGGTTATCCGCATTTCTCAGCGGGTCATTGTCCCGGTTCTTCCCTATACCAAAAAGAATATCATTCTTATTCTCATAATACCGTTCTGCCGCCTTGGACTCCCGGACAAAACGTCGGTGCCCTGCGGAATAGCTCTTTATTAGTTCCTTTACAATATCAATCGTCATGGCCTGTGGCATCCCACCACCTCCTTTACTTTAAGACCGATATGCTGCCTCCTTTGAGGTCTGATACCTCGTAATCATCTAGTCCATACCAGATAGCGGATAGTGTATGGGGGTCAATATTGAATTCATCCTCAATGATTTCCCCATCCTTATCCACGGCAAATGTCAATTCCTTCAGCTCATTGATGATGTTCTGGCACCGCTCTGAGCATACAATACTCCTGAACCGCTTGACCTTTTTGGTGTACACCTCCCGGGACCCCTGGAACTTCTTGCAGGGCTTCATCCGGAATCCCTGTTGTTTGTAATATCGGATTGCCTTTGGTTCTGCGCAGTCAGCCTTTATAAGTATGCCCTTCCATTTCTCTATGTCTCGCGCAATCTCCGGGTCTGTCTTATCTCTGGAATAATATTCGTCATACAGATAAAGAATTTTATTATCGTGGTCTATCATCATTCGTACCACAGCATTGTAGGAAGTCACGAAACCAAAGTCCATTCCGTTCTTTTCAATCGGATTGGTAATCCCCTTCATGCATTCAGCAATTTCTCTTTCGGTACGTACTTCAAACTGCGGGAACACCAGCCTTCCGTTAATACCAAAGCGCCCTTTCCTGGCCACCCGGTACAAGTCTGGATCATGCTGCTGCAACTCGTCCAGCTGCTCGATGTAATCCGCCGGTACAAAGTAGTTGTCATCCACAGTGCTGTGGTGATAGTACACGTTTCCGATTACAATAACGCGTTTCTGATATAGCTCCTCATCATCCAACACCTGATAGCCGGCTGCCTTGTCCTGGAAAAAATACTTGTAAACCCAGTTGCTTTTGCTCACAGGGTTTGTGGACAGAATAATGTGATTGCTGAGGGTCGGATGACGGAGACGTCCCAGAATCTCCTTGAATCCCGCATACTTGACTTCGGAACACTCCTCTATCCAGACGATACTGACACCATTCAGGGATTTCAGCTTTGCCGGCTTATCCATGCCTTTGAAGATGATGCGGCTGCCGTTCCTGAAGCGCACCTGCATCGGGGACGTGGTAAACGTGATATAGTCTGTCACCTCCATGGCCTCCGCCACTTCCATCAGAAGGTCGTAGCAGGAATCCCGGATGGTATCGAATACCTCGCGGACCACCAGGGCCTTGCGTTTTTCCTCCAACAGCTTCTTAATCAGCTTCACGGCAATATGGTAGCTCTTAGAACTGCCATAACCGCCAACAGTCAGATATATCTTATGGTCCCAGTCATGGACGAAATCAAAGAAATGGTCATTCAGAGAAAATTCTACCTGCTTGGTCTCAGCAATCTTAACTTCCATACTTTTCACCCGCTTTCTTGAATGTTATCTGGATCGGCTTTTCTTCGTCCTTCTCAACCTGGGACTTCAGAACTGCAATCCGCGCCTTCTGCTCCTCACTGGCCAGCTCCCAGTTTTTATGTAGCAGCTCATCATACTGTTTGATAAGACCCTCCAGCGTTTTCTGGGCTCTGGCCTGCGCCTGCAGGAAATTGCCATGCTTATCCCAGGCCTGCTGTACCTCCCAGCGCTCCTCCGTGACCGTCTCCCCATCCTTATGGCCCACCTTCTCAATGGTCTTATCATCCCGGTCCCTCACATACATGATGGACTGCGCCCGGATGATTGCAGCATAAGCTATCTGCACCTGGTCCCATAGGATGTCCAGCGGGTCCGTAGGCATCTCCTGGATAATGGAAACGGTCTCCTCAGGCAAGTACTTGCTAAAGAAACCGTATTTTTCTGCGTTCTTATTCTGTTTTGGAGCCCCATGGCCAACAGCATTTTGATTACCCGCAGGAGCTCCTTTATGATTAGTAACGTTACCTTTCGCATTTGGTAACGTTACTTTATCCCACTTGTCTTGATTTTTCCATTTACGAATCTGTTCTTCTGATACCTGCAACTCAGCAGCTATGTCTTTCAACTGGCGTTTCCGTCCACTGTCCAGCCATAGCTGCAGCGCTTTGTCCCTGTTAGGGCTCCTGGGTCTTGGCATAATCACCACCTCTTGTCATGGCATAATAAAAGCACCTGCAGGTATCCGCAGATGCAAAAACTTATAAATGTACATATTTTGCTTGGCATATACGTACGTATATGCTATAATTAAATCATAGAAAGGAGGTGAACACATGAAAGACTTACCAAAGAAAATCAAAAAGCTCAACAAGTTGTGCGACCAACTCATTGAGCTACTGGTAAAAGCATACATCATCCTACTGGTGATTGAAGCACTTACCAAAATCGTTTAGGGATTGGGGCGCGAGCCCCTTTCCTTCCAACAATATTATACCACAAGTCTTTCATGATAACAATGCTCAAAAAGAAGCCAATATTAGGCAGTATCCTTTTAGCATCAAAACTGCTGGTAATTATAATACTTTTGTATTTAATAATCAGCAGTACCATCCAATTTATCAAATATTAGGAGGCCCTACATGTCTGAAGATAAGAAATATACATCTCAGCAAAAGCATCTACGCACTAAGTATGTCCGTTTTCCTCTTGACTTGAAACCAGAGGTCCTGGATGCATTCAAGGCCAAATGCGACATAATGGGAACTACTCCCACAACTGAAATTAAAAAATTCATAAACAATTTTATTTCGGAGGATGAGGCGGCCGATTAGGCTGCCTTTCCTTTGTTTGTTTTGGGGTATGGAATAGGAGCCTCCCGAAGATGGCCCCTTTTGACACTCCAAGTGTTTTACTCATTTTAATTCTTTAAGATTCCTTTCGATATCATCTAATTCATCAATCACCTTATTACGCTCCCTATCTTCTAAAACTTTCAAATCTACACATAAAAAATATTTAATCATCATCCACACCGTCCCTCCTAATGCACACGACAGTATTGTAATTATTAAATCAAATTGATCAACTTTATCAGGGGACAAATCATGCCACACCCACTTGCAAACTAAAAATACAACCGCTAATATAAATATAGTACCTATTCCAATAATAATATAGTTTATTCTTTTCTTTTTCTTCGCTTTGTCAGCAATTTGCCGCAGCAATGCATCTTTTTTTATCTCGAGCGTGGCAACTCGTTTTCCCTTTTCATAAGAAAATTTTTCTGCATCCTCTTTTCCGCTTCGATATCCCTCTACATTTCCAAGACTATATCCATCATTATATTCATTTTTTCTTATTTCATCAACAGCTTTATCATACGCAATCCTAACCTTTTCCTGTATCTCTAGTTGTTCGTTATCCTTTGTTATTAATAAATTTTCGTCTGTTAAAATATCAATAACACGATCTTGAATTTCTCCCTTTTCTGTTAACTGGGTAATATCGTATATAATCTCTTCTGGAGTATAGTTTATAGTTTGAGTATATCTTAATTTCATAAACTCTACATAAGCCTTATAATCATCTTCTGTACGACCAGTTAATTTCAAGAGTAATGAATACCAAATACTTGGAAGGACCACATATGGAACTTCCCCCAGAAACATTCTATCCGCCCATTCAACTAATCCATGATCTGCGGAAATCATATACTCATTAATTTCCCATGCATTTTTTCCATTCTTTTTTCTTTCATCCAAGAGATGTAAAATATTATTAATGTCGTACTCTACATTTACCCTATTAATGCTTCGACGATTACTGTTACTACTATTACGTTTAAAACATTCGAGATCATCTACAAGAATCTCAAATTTTTCTTTATCAAAAACTTGACTATTCTGTATTGTTACTTTTCTGAAAGACGCAATAGTATCTCGGAGTTGTCCCTTTAGATAATATAGAAAATCATTCCATTTACCGTAAGATTTATTTTCTCCAGCCCACTTATAATATATATCATAAAATCCATTATCATCTTTAACATCATATAATTTCTTTATTTTTGTAGGCGATGCATTAGTTACCTGTAAAACTTGTTTGATTTTATCAACGTAATACACAAATGTTTCTGTCAACTCTTTATATGTAACATTTGTATATAGTAATTCTATACCTGTTTCTCTACATTTTTCTACGAATTCCTTCATAGCCTTTCTACGTGACTCATTATTTATTCCCATTAAACGATAAATAACATTTGCATCAATGTAAAACTTTTTGCCTTTTAGCAACGCTGTAAAAGAATTTATATTTTTTTTAGTAGTTAATCTACAATAGTCCACGCTGAATGCTATTAATCTAAAAAGAATTTCGTTTTTCTCTTTGTCATCCCAATCTAAAAAGTCATTAATAATTCGCCTTTGTTCATTTGTATAACCACTATCCTCATTTTGAATCTCTAACATAGCCCGTTTTTCTATATCGAGAAGATGCAATAAATCTTTTATATTACTATCTAAGAGATTATACAAATAATTACAAATTAATTGAAATAAATCTTCATGACCGTAACCTTCAATTTGATAGACTAACAAATATTTGTCAATCAGTCTTTTTATATCATTGTTACTATTCCTTGTAACCTTTTTACATCCCAATTCATCTAAGGTGTACTTATCATTATACTTAAATATCAATCTGTCTGATTCACAATTTTTGAGTGCACTTTCTATTTCGTTAACTGTAAATTGTAAATGTATAGTTTTTTCTACCAAATCCTTCAATTCATCTGCTGTATATTGGTTTGGACTTCCATCATTATATAAAAGATATAGCAAAATATTGGATAAATTCTTTATAAAATTATCATGACTTGTATTTATTACAAGAGCCATTCTTAGCATATTTTCATTCATTCAAAATACCTCCCCCTGCATATTATTAATATAATATCATGGAGTACAGGCATCTTCAATATATGAATCTCTAAATTCTTCATATGACATAATATACGTAGGAAATTCTTCAGCAAGCATTATGTGGAAAAGATACATAGTATATTCTTTTTTTACATCATTTTCATTTATCATACTTTTAACCTTTTTATTATTAGTTTACACATAATAAATCTTTTTATTCATTTTATAAAGAAAAAAAAATTAGTCCCTACTAATTAAAATAGGGACTAATCCGAAGGAAAAAATCAAGGCTCTGTAATATCTGTCTGAATAGCGGGGGCAGGATTTGAACCTGCGGCCTCCGGGTTATGGGCCCGGCGAGCTGCCAGACTGCTCTACCTCGCAACAATGCGTACCTGCATCTAAGTACCCAGCATCTGGATACCCGATGCGCCAGTACGCCATGCTGACATATTCAGCGGTACCTTGTGCCGCAGTCGCAATGCCAGCGAGTCAGCCACCAGGGTGTGACACCTGGCGGCCGTTGCTTAAATGGGGGAGGATGCTTCCACCCTCTGGCTTCCGCATGATAGCATATTAGCACTTTTCAAGCGAACATGGCCGAACATTTTTAAATTTCTTCAAAAAATCTATTATTTCTTACCCGGCAGCTGTCCTCCGTAAACTTAACCCGCCTCTTTGGGAACATCCGGTTCATGGCCTGTGCCACCTTCCACCAAGGCAGGCCATCTATGTAATACAGACGGAACATGGTCCGCACCTCGCTCTTTGGTATGCCCTGTATATATTCCTCCGCCTGGCAGGTCAGCTCCAGCAGTTCCGCCTCCTTACGTTCCAGGAGCAGCCTGTACCGCTCCCTCAGCCGCTGCTTCCGGTAATGCTCCGGCACGGGGTATCCCGTGACCTTAATGCTTCCTATCGTCCCATCCCGCCTTGTACCCTTCACCGTATCTGATACCTGGTGCGGCTCCTCCAGGAACCTGTCCAGCTTCTGAATCCGTCGCCTTATGTCCTTTATCTCCTCTTTCATCTCGCAATACTGTATCAGCACCTCCTTATCCACCGGCATCACCTCCTCTTCCGCTTATCCCTAGATACCACAATCGGTATCCTGCCCAAATCGTGCCCGCATCCCTTCAATACTTGTGTCACCCTGTCCCATTCATAGGCCAGTTCTGACGCGTTCCCATCCTCCACCCTCACAAAGGTATATCGCTTTTGGTACAGGATACCCACATCACTGTAATGCTCTATCTGCTGCCGGTGCCGGATGCCCAGCATTACCATCAGCTCCGCTGCTCTGTACCGGCCGTCGTATTGGCCACAATCATACAAGTCATAGTACACAGGTCTTGATGCCACGTACAATCACTCCCTTCGGTGGCTCCCGCAGCTCCGGAACCGGGCACAGGCTGGTGTACACATAGGCCGGCGCCGTCCGGATGCACTCCCTGATGGCCTCGTCGGCCTGGGCGGCCAGGGCCTTGCTGCGGTCGATGCGGCTGACCTTGGACTGCTTACTGCCTTTCTTTCTCACGGGTACCTCCCTTCGTAGCACAAATTTCAGTTTTGCTGACTAAATGGTTTCGGTAAAGACATCCAAGCCAACACATCCTCATCATAACGTAATGGCGTTCCCCATCTATACCCATACCATGTGCCAATGGTCACATCCCTATCCCACAGGGTAATCAACACAGTATCACCTATTTCCGGCAACCGCTCTGCTACTGGTATCCAACCACAGCAATCACCTCCGCCTTCTTTAAACGCCTCCATTGCTGAATTCATACCAGCCATAAACATATGCAATTCAGCATTGCTTAATTTTGACTTTTTTAATATTTCTCTTTTCTTCTCATCTACTTTTTCAATGAATCTACTGACATTCATATATGCAATTCCCTCCTCCGATTCTCCCAGAAATTCTAATATTCTTAATCTAATTTTCTTCCACACATGGGGCAAAAGGAGATTGCTTCTGATGTATTTTCAGATTCATCATCCGCGTACTTTAAATAATGCTTTCCGTTATGCTTTGATTTTACAATATTAAATTCTCCGGCGTATTCTCCAGTTAAATCTCTTCCCCATAAAAAACCGCTCCCTGCATAAGTTCCGGTTTCGTTTAAATCACAGTAAACGCACGTCTCCTTCATTCTATTCTCCTTCCTCCGGCTCTCCTGGAAATGTTAACTTTCCTGCTCAAACGGGCACCATGCCGGTACTTTTTTTAATGTGTGATACCGTCCATAATACAGTCCTTTGCGTTTACATATTTCAGGGTGTTTACAAACATTGCCCGCTGGCTTGCTTTGCTCTCTCCATACCGCCCCGTGCTCACATTGCATACACGGGTGCAATTCCGCATGACTATTAAAATCCATCCCGTTTTCCCTCACAAAAATGCTAATTTTTTCAGTTTACCTGTTGTAGTAATATTTCTTTATAGCACTCAAGTGCCGCCAGAATAGTTTCTTTACATTCATCAGACCAACCGATACAGGCAAGTTGTTTCCGTATCTCGTCTGGATTATCAGTCTTTTGCATCGCATGTTCGATTCCATTAACAAACACTGTAGCGCAGCTAATCCTCGGATATAAAATCGTGTTGTAATCCTTTATTGTCATAACTTCTCCTTCCGAAAATAACGATTTATGATAACAACTTATCCACATCCTTCAGTATGGCTTCATACCGTTCGGCCAGCTTTTGGTGTTCGCCCATCTCTCTTTTATACCGAACGGTCTTTGCCTTGCAGCGGCTTACATCCTTCTTTGCATTGGTCAGCTTTTCCTTGTCCCTGGTGTACACGGCATAACAGGGGCTCTGCATCCGCTCATACATCTCCTGCAGTTCTGCCAGCTCCGTACGGCAGTCCACATACTTCTTCGCAAAGGCTTTAGCCCGGTCCGTCTCATCCTGCCGTCTGTCCGTAAGCCATTCCCTGATTTCCCTGGCGTTCTCCTCATTCGGCCAGGAAGCGCTTACCCACTTAAGCATTTTACGTATCTGTGGCCTTCTGGCCTCCTGGAAGAAAGTCTCTAAGTCTATCTCCATCCTTCCATTTGGGATGTTGAATCTAATTACCATCCTTTATCCTCCTTATCCTTGCCTTAAGGGACTCCATAAGGCCATCCTGTGTCTCGTCCTTTACCCACAGCTTCTTTACCACATCCTCGTCCACCGTGCCCTTCGTTATCAAGCGGTGTATGATGACAGCTTCCGTCTGCCCCTGACGATGCAGCCTGGCATTGGCCTGCAGATACAGCTCCAGGCTGGGGTTCAGTCCAAACCATACGATGATATGCCCACCTGCCTGTATGTTCAGCCCATGCCCCATGCTGGCCGGCTGGGCCAGAAGCATCGAAATCCTTCCTTCGTTCCAGTCGCGGATATCCTGTTGTGATTTAAGGGTCCTGGGATTGTAGCCCTTGAACCTTCCCATCAACCGGTCATAATCATGGCGGAAGTTGTAGAACACCAGGACCGGATGGCCTCCGGATGCTTCCAAGATTTCCCCAAGTGCGTCCAGTTTTCTGTCATGAAGGGGGATGACATTCCCTTCACCGTCATAGGCTGCCCCATTGGCCAGCTGCAGAAGTTTCCCCCATACAGCCGCCGCGGACAGGGCTGTGATTTCCTTACCATCAAGCTCCAGAAGCTTCTCTTTTTCCAGCTCCCTGTACTTCCGCATCTCATGCCTGTCCATGCTGACGTATACGTCATTGACAATCTGTGCCGGCAAGTTTAAGTAATCATCAGCCTTCATGGATATGCAGATGTCAGACAGTTTCTGCTCTATGGCCTCCTTAGCACCCTCCTTTGGTGTCCAGGAATATACCACGAACCCGTTCCTCCTGTCCGGAAGAAAATACCGGTCTTTATATCCGGTGTATGTCTTTCCCAGCCGCTCCCCCCGGTCAATCAGGTACACCTGGGGCCACAGGTCCAGCAGGCCGTTGGGCGCCGGTGTCCCTGTCAGCCCCACAAACCGTCTTGCCAGGGGACGTACTATACGCAGGCTCTTGAACCGCTTCGCACTGTTGGACTTAAACGATGACAGCTCATCCACCACAATCATCTCGAACGGCCATTCTTTCCCCGTAAGGTTCACTAACCAAGTTACATTTTCACGGTTTATGACATAAATGTCCGCATCTGCTTCCAGTGCTGCTATTCTTTCACCGGATGTTCCAAGGACCTTTGACACCCTTAGGTGCTTCAGGTGGTCCCACTTATCGGCCTCCGTGGTCCATGTGTCATCCGCCACCCTGTAAGGTGCTATCACCAAAACTTTCTGTACCTCAAACCGGTCATATATCAGTTCGTTAATAGCCGTCAGAGTGCTCACTGTCTTACCAAGTCCCATCTCCATAAAGAGTGCACATGTCGGCAGCTCTATGATTTTTTCAGTTGCATATTTCTGGTATTCGTGCGGTATGTACTGCATTCTTCATTTCTCCTACATAGGTTCTCGCATCGTCCATCCCTTTCACCAGCCGGTAGTTGCACCCCAGGCTGATAAGGCGCTCTCTTTGCCACTTCTGGATTTTGGCTACACGGCCCATCTGCTGCTTCAGTTCCACGAACCACACCCTTCCATCTGGCAGGATATAAATGCGGTCTGGCACGCCTGGGTTTCCGGGAGACACAAACTTGAATGCCAGGCCTCCCATCTTCTCAATCTGTTTATTCAGCCAATCTTCTATGTCCTTTTCCAGCATTTCTATCTCGCTCCTTCCTGGACAACTGGACATCTCGCACGCGTATGACGTGTGTAAACGCGGTTTCGCGTGTAATTACTCTTTACTCTTTAATTTAACAGCTCTATAGAGAAAAGTTGTCCAGTTGTCCCAAATTGCTGTTTTTTCCTGTATTTACAAGGCTTTCAAGCTGGACAACCTCCGGGACAACTTCAAAATAAGGTTGTCCAGTTGTCCACCTTGCCTTCACCGAGGTTGTCCCGATTCTTGAGGTTGTCCAGGGGGGTTGTCCAAGGGATTTCAACGCTAAATTGTCCTTTTATACCCTCTCTGTCTCCCGTATTCAGCCCCTGTATTTATCCTGTCTCCTGACGATTCCCAGTTTGGAAACTTCGCCAGTATCTTCTTTATCATATAGGTGTCTTTTGCCTCCATGTTCTTAAGGCTGTTTCCAAAGCACTCGCACCATATCTCCTGACAGCTGACAAAGTCCCTTCGCAGGACCGCCTCCGGTTCCGGGCACTCGGTCCCATATAGGAAGTCCCGACGTTTATCCAGGTTCCGGCTGTACCAGTCTTCTGGAAGAAGTGTATCAAGATACATCCGCACCTTCTCCTCACGCGGATCTGTCATCATGGCTTCTTTCTGCTGTTTCACCGCTTCCTCCGCAGCGCCGCCCGACAGTATCAGCTTCTCACCCTGCGCCACATGATACAGCACCTCCGCCCATATCTGGCTTACTTCCTCCTGTGTCATATCCCAGACACGCTTCGCGCCGATGCAGGGCACCCTCACGGGCCAAAACCTCCTGCCGCCTTCCACGTCATTCAGGTAACCTTCCTCTGAGTTGGTAGTTCCAATCAGAATGCACTGCCGCGGATGGGAACTCACACGCCGCCCATAGGAGGCCCTGTAACGGTCATCCTGCGTGGTTATGAATCCTCTTAAGGTTTTCACGCCTGCGCTTCCAATCCCGGCCATCTCGCCTATTTCTATAATCCAGTATCCCTGCAGCTTTTCTGCTGCTGTCTTATCCCTGGTATCGGCCAGGTTGAGGGAATCAGAGAACCACTGTCCTCCCAGACGGGATATCAGTGTGCTTTTTCCGATTCCCTGCGGCCCGCAGAGTACCAGCACCGTATCGAATTTACACCCGGGATATCTCACCCGGTGCACCGCCGCACACAGGGTCTTTCTGGTGACGGACCGTACATATTCCGTATCATCCGCGCCAAGGTAATCAATCAGAAGCGTGTCCACACGCGGTATGCCATCCCACACAGGAAGGCTGTCCAGATACTCTCTTACAGGGTGGTAACTCCGGTCATCGGCTGCCTTTGTGATTGCTGTCAGTATCTTTGCTTTTGGAAATTCCGTGTACGTCATGCTTAAATATGCCTCCAATTGTGCGTCATCCGCATCCCGCCAGAAACGGGAAGGACTTTTCCATGGAACAGGACCCTTGATTTCCAGGTTATCCGCCATCTGGTTGAAACGAATGCCTTTCAACCCCTGGTCATGCCGCATGATGAGCAGCAGATTGTTTAAGCTGGGTTCCAGTCCCTTCTTGTCCTTTGACAGTCGGCTTTTCCAGGAATCATCCTCTTCCGTATCGCATGTGTCAGCGAAGTCCTCCCTGGCCAGCTCCGCACGTTCCCTGGCGACTGTCAGGGTTGTCTCCTTATCCCTTTGCACCAGTTCCATCATTGCCTTGTAGGATGGCAGTTTCGTCGTAGGAGTCCCCGGCGCCGCATCTTCATCCTGTATTCCGTACTTATGGATACGAACCAGGTCAAACGCATTACAGAGCTTCCCACAGGCCGGGTCCGTTGAATGGTTACTATATGCAAACCTTCCGTCCTCGTATATAACAAGCCCAGAGGCTGTGGAGCCCTCAGCATAGGTATATCTTTCCGGCAGGTCACATTTGACGTATACCTCCGGCAGAAAGGCTGCAATGGCATCCTCCACGTCATAAGTTCGGCAGAATGCACCAATCAGTCCCGCCTTTTCCGTTGGGTCACCCTGCTTCTTAGCTTGTTTAACCCTGGATTCCTTTGCCCGGCTGCTCTCTGGCCAGTAACTGGTATCCGTCCAGTCATGGTAACGTCTCAGGATGTTATCTGCAGACAACCATGGCAGGTCCTCATAATGGAACAAATATTCCCCATCTGCCGCCGCGGATGGCCAGTACATCAGCCGGGAAGGCTGGTATGTTGTATCATCGAAATAATCAATTCCTATCTCTTCAGCCAGTTTCCTGGCTATGGCCTCGTATTCATCCGCTGTGACCGGACGGTCCATTGGAATCACGAACCTCAGACGCGGTTTTTCCGGACTGTGCTTATGAGTAGTGTACATGGCATAGGCATAATAAGCTAAAAGTGCTATATCCTCCATGAGGCCCGCTGGGGCGTAATCTGCATCCAATGTAATCAACTGCCGACTATCTACCGTTTCTGCCTTACGTCTCCCGCCTTTCAGAGCCCCTCCAACAAACCCACCCACGTCCTTGATACGGTCCTGTTCATCCTTTGGCATCTTCATGTATTCCGCCAGTGTCTCATGGGTCCTGACAGGTGTTTCCAGACGTTTCAATAGCTGGGACCAGGAATAGCTCTTATTCTTCCAGTTCTTTTCCATGCGGCTCCGCCCTGTTGCCAGGGTGATTGTCCCGTCGTGCTTAACTGCCATCCTGTAATCCGCAATGCTGGAGACTTGCATCCTGTATCCCTCCTTTAATCCTTCTTATAAAATGGGGTCTCATAGCCATCCCCGCGCAAGGGCAGCTCCTGCGCCCATGGTACTGGCTGTGCCATGATGGCTGTTATCTTCTCCAGGGCATCTATGTCCGTTTCCGGCACATCCACGATAATTTCATCATGTACATGCATAACAATCTGATATCCTGCACCAGAAACACGTTCCATGGTCACTGCCAGGCAGTCTCTTGCCGTGGCCTGTACGATATTCTCCACAAGCTTTCCGCCCCAGGTCTTAAGGCGTCCCCATTTCTTTGTTTCCTGGTCCACACCTGCGTATGTTATGACGCTCTTTCCTTTCTCGTCATCCTCTATCCGGGTGTCATAATATGCCAGTTTCCTTCCGGATGGCAGTCCAATGAATAGTATCCTGTTAATATAGGAAAAACTCAGGCCGTGTTTCAGTTTTATGGTCCTCCGTTCTTCTATGGCTGCACGGGCGGCTGCCTCCGCATTCCGCCATAACTTACATATGTTCGGGCTGGCCTTACGCCAGTTTGCTATAATCATGGGTATCTCGTCATCTGGAATGGTGCCCGCCTTATCCATGGCTTTCATGGCACCAAAGCCCCCGCCATACCCCAGGGCAAGCTCAGCCACCTTTCCCTGCTGCCTCAGCCGGCTTCCCTTCTTGATGTTCTCAATCGGCACATGGAACATCTGGGCAGCGGAGGCCTCGTATATCTTTCCGTGGGTCCTGAACACATTCAGGCGCCACTTCTCATCTGCCAGCCATGCAATCACCCTGGCCTCAATGGCAGAAAAGTCGCTGACCACGAACCGGTATCCTTCTGACGGGATAAAGGCGGTTCGTATAAGCTGCGAGAACACGAACGGTATCCCTTCAAACAGCAGTTCCAGGGTGTCAAAGTCCTCCTGCTTCACAAGGTCCCTTGCCAGGTCCAGATCAGGTATTTTGTTCTGAGGCAAGTTGTGTACCTGCACGATGCGCCCGGCCCAACGCCCGGTCCGATTGGCTCCATAGAACTGCAGGATTCCCCTCAGGTATCCATCCGGGCAGACTGCATGCCTCATGGCCTGGTATTTCTTAACAGATGTCTTTCCCAGTTCCTTCCGTATTTGCAGCATCCTTAGTCCTGGAAGGACATCATGTGTGGTTTTCAATTCCTTCAGCTGTGCCTCAATCACCGGTATGCTGTCCTTGGTGATACTGGGAACATCAAGCCCGTATGTCATAAAAAACCACATCTTCAATTGGGGCAAACTGTTCGGATTATTAAGTCCCGTGAGTTTCCTTCCCTCCTGCTTGAGTCGCTCCTGGTAAATCCCATCATACTGGATTATCTTATCTGCCAGATCCATATCCAGACGTACACCATGGTCATTGATGTGCTGGTCCAGGTTCCACAATTCCTGCTCCTGCCTGGCGACTGGGTATATCTGCAGCTTTTCACGGATGGTTGCCTCGACGACTACATCCTGCCTGTTGTACTCAATAAACAACTGCCATTTATCTGGGGCGTGTTCCGGGAGGTTTCTGCTACGCATTCCATTGGTCTTGGTCGGCTTACAGGGCTTACAGAAGTACTGTATCAGGCTTTTACCTATCTTATCCTTCTGCTTATCCTCCGGAAGCCCCAGGGCTTCTCCCGCCCCTCCCAGTGTCCCTGGAAGGCCAAGGGTAGCCGCATGTACTGCCGTGCACCGCCACTGCTCCGGGGGCATCGGCCTGCCCAGCCAGGAGGCAAGGCAGGTCCTTTCAAAGTTGGCATTATATGCCGTCTTGATTACATCCGGACTGTACAGGCCTTCCCAAAAGTCTGGGAAATCCCGTTCCGGGTCCGTCAATGGATCCGTCAGGTCAATCACCTTCACGCCCTGCCCGTCATACCGGTATCCTATCAACAGTATCTCGAAGTCAGGGGCGGATGCATATGCATACACCCCTGCCTCCCTAATATCAATGCTGGAATAGGTTTCTATGTCCACATTCATTGTCATAAGTCATCATCCTAACAGGTCATCATCAAATCCGTCGTCGCTGTCCTCAAAGTCACTGATTGCGGAATCCACCGTGATGGTCCCTCCAAGCGGCTCATCGTCCCTTTTCTTCTTAAGGGCGTTCAAACCTACGGCGATACCCTTGTTACCATTGCTGTTGAAGGGAAAGAAATTGATAGAGGCCTGTCCCCAGCAGCCGCTGTACATCTCGGTCTGGTCAAGTATCTCATTGTTGTCCTGGTCCAGAAGGATGGGCTTACGGTTGCTGTTCGCATTTATGAAATACATCCCAGTGTATTCCGGGTAATCATCCGCACGTTCCTCGTCACCGTCACGCAGCGGAAGTTTAAGCCCGGCTGTTTTTCCTTTGAACTTGTTGGCGGCGCCTTCCTTTTTGGCCGCTTCGATGGCTTCCTTAATCTTGCCTAATGTTTTTTTGTCAGACTTGGGAATCAGCAGGCAGACGGAGTAACGCTTCTCCTGCCCTTCCTGGGCCGCCCATGGTTCAAATACATGTAAATATGAAAATCTCACGGTTCCTGTGGTTACCTTAGTTACTTTTCTTTCTTCACTCATAATATTCAATCTCCTTTTTATTCGTCCTTTTTATTATCAAAGTCCTGCTTTGCTTCGGCTACTCTATTCAGTTCCGGTCGTTTGTCCGATTCCGGTGCGAGGGTCGGTTTCCCTTCCGGCTTAATGACCAGGCCGGACAGCAGCTCCTCGAATTTCTTCTTTCCAATCAGTTTTGTCATCTCCGTAATGCCTATAAGCTCCTGCGGCTTGTAAATTTCGTCCTCTTCCCAGCCCTCTGTTGTCAGACGCATATCAATTGCATCCTGGTCCGTATATCTCCGGCGGCTGGTGCCTTCCACCAGCTTCCAGCCTTCATATTTCGTTCCCTTAAGGGCTTCTGCCAGGGCAAATCCTGTGACGTCCTTCACCCAGTGGTCAAGCTCGTCAGCCCTCCTGAGTACTTCTCCTATTTCCTCGTCAGTGAGGAGAGCCGGGTCAACGAAATCCAGCTTCGTCAGTTCCAGGTTATACTCTGCACGGGCCCTGCAGGTGACTCTGGCCTTGCAGAACCGGCAGTGGTCTCCTACCTTGAACTCCCCTTCCCCGGCATAAGCCTGCGCCGCCTTCGGCCGTACCTCTCGTTCCGCCCAGTCTAACAGCTCCTCCGCTGTCAGCTCCTCCACAGAGATGTTTTCCAGGCGGGGCTGGATAATGGTCATCTGTATCCTGCGGATGTCATACAGCATGGAATGTTCCAGGTAAGCACCAAGGCCATATAGCCTGAGCTGCGGGTTGTCCTTTGCCGATACCCCCACGCCCTTGCCATATTTCAGGTCAATGATGTTGACCATATCATCCGCTACAATTACAACATCCCCCGTCCCAAACCCATCCGGGACATACTCAGAGACATCCAGACGCTGCTCGAACAGTACCAGGGCATCCGGACAGGCGGCTTTCACCTCATTGGCAATCTCCCAGACACGCTGGGTGTAGTCTTCTATGTAATCCTGCATCTCCCTGTTGTACATCGGGTCGGCCTTGATTTTATTAAACCGGGTTGAGAATGCCTTTTTGCTTATCTCTTCATTGTTGTAACGCAGGATGATTTCCGCCAGATTGTGGGCCAGGGTTCCCTCAGCGGCATACTCACTGCCGCTATCAGGGAACTGCTCTTCCAATCTTACGGAGGGAGGGCAGGACATCCACCGCTTAGCACTGCTTGCACTCAGCCTTGCATGTGTATCCGGCATTACAGCTCACCCGCCTTCTGCATAAGCTCTGTATACCTATCCTCAGGGACTTCCGTCAGTTTCTTCACACCAAACCCGGCTATCAGTTCCTGTACCTTTGCACGCTTCCCTGCCTTCTGCAGCTCTGACAGCTTCTCCCGGACCTGTACCAGGGTATATCCTGGTCCCTCATCCTTCTGTTCTGTCGTTGGTTCCATGGGTTCATCGGCATCCTCAGGCGTTTCTCTGTCTTCTGATATTTCATCCTGCATGCATGGTTTCTGTCTGGTTTCGGATGTCCTATATATATCTTCCCCCTTTATAAATTCCTGCACGGCTCCCTGGATGCTACCTCCGTTTAACTTACCCGCAAACTCCTGCATCTCCTCTAAACTTTCAAATACGGCTGTGATTGTCATATCTCAATTCCTCCTATACTTTCTTTTAGGTATTCCATCTCTTCTTTTGACAGTGTGATTCCTTTTGTCATCTCTGACCGGTCCTTATTCCATCCCCGGATGTCGTACTTGGCTTTCCGGTCTCCCCATTCAATCAGGTTCAGCTCCTTGTGCCATTTCCCGACCGCAGGAAGCACAGCCAGAGTCTGGATGATGTTGTATTTCAAATCTGGCATTGATTTTTCCTCCTTTCTCTCTTATACTAAGGTTGTAAATATTTTTTAGTTACCTGGACTTTGGACGGCTCCACCCGTCTGGGGTCCATTTTTTGTACGACCGGCACGGCATCATTCGGCTGTACTCCATACATCGGCTCCGGTACCGGCAGCTCCGACATGTTATTGTCTCCATAGATACCTCCTCTCACAACCTCACGCCCATAGCCGCCGCCATGACCACTATAGATACCATCCACATCCCCAGCATCCAGATAGCCGCCGGTACAATCCACTTAGCTGCCCTCATGATTGGGCCGTCTCGGCGCCTCCTGTACCGTCGGAAGGTCACCATACGCCTGTGCCCCATGATATTGGTCATCACCGCGGTTGCCGGTCCCACAAAATCCACACGCCAGCCAGGATACTGGACCGCTGCTCTGGCGCGGATGCGATGCTCCGCAAATGTTTTAGCTCTCATTGGCTTGTCTCTCCTTTCTATGCTTGTCCTCCATGGCCGCCCTTAGGCGGTCTTTCTCTTCCTTCGAAATCCCAGTGGAAGCATCAGATTGTCCTGCAGTGCATAGGCAATGCGCCGTTTTTCTTCATCCGTCAGTGATTCCATTGGAACATCCTGGCCATCAATTTCTATGTATTTGAATACTTTTAATTTCTGCACTATCACCACCCCTCCCTGGTAGATTGTATGCGGTACCGGTTGTACTTGTTTCCTTCCTCTCATAGTCCTTGCACGGATACCACCGTGTCCGTTCCGGGCACTGGCTATGCCGACAGGTCTTGCAGGTCGTGTTAATATGTACCGCCTCCCTCGTTGCGTTTTATCCCCCTCCTTGTTATACTGTACTTACAGGCGTTGCAGCGCCGAGTACAAAACTTATACCTATATATCAGGAGGAGATGTCTCTATGTTTTCAAAAGAACAAGAACTGCTATCATCGGTTTATCAAAACTATCTTGAAACCGGAAAACGCGAATGCGGTCTTACTTTTTCCAATCTTCAAGATAAATCAGAAACCTATGATATTCTCGATAATCTGCGTGATGATGGATTTATCGAATATATAGCCAGGGCTATGGGATTTTGTCAGTTCAAGATAACAACTTATGGAATCCAGTTCTCCAAGAATGGATTTAAGGAGCCTGAACTTTCCCCCTCAATCCAAGGTGACAACAACATTGTAATTTCCGGATCTAGCAACACTGTTTCTGGTAACTACAACTCTATTTGGGTCGATATTGCAAACTCCGATTTACCTGAAGATAGTAAAAAAATTATAGAGTCATTCCTTTACGAAATGCGTAATCCTCACCTGACTCCTGATAAAAAAGAAAGTAAAATCAATTCGTTTTTATCTGATATTTCATCAGGCACCATATCCGGAATCGCCGCTTCTGGCATATCAGCTCTTCTCGCTGCGATTCTTAACCAGCTTCATTTTTAACCGCATCAGCCGATACGTAAGCTTCTCTTTCAGCGTACCGGCTGAAATTTTGACCAAGATCGGTTCCATACATTGACTTTCTTTCTTCTTTTTCAAGAGATACACTTTTGTCAGTCGAGTAGCATTTTCAACAAAAAGCGAATACTCTTCTCCCTGAACTTCAAAAATACCCTTTATCTCCACCTCGCTCCCCCTCCTTTCCTCATAATCCCATTGACACATAGGTTCGATAGTGGTATATTCTTCTTACCGAACGTGTGTTTGTTTAAGCAATTTTATCCTCTTTTTCAAATAACCAGTCCACATCATACTCAGGGAAAAATACTCGTTTAATCAGCAATGCTTCAGTAACTGTAAATTCACTTTGAACCACCCCTCTACTTTTTTCTGATACAGTTCTTAGCTGACAATGAAGAAGTTCTGAAATCTGAGTAAATGTAATCTTTTTATTGGACATAGTATCCAAAAGGTTTTTATACATACTGTCACCTCCTTTTGTGCAATTGCGCTGACCTTGATTGTAATATACGCTCAATATCGCGATATGTCAAGAACTTTTTCGTGCAATTGCGCGTATTTTTTTAAGCCTATTCACTTTATTTATGGTTTTGCACACATTTCTATTTACTTTTTGCGTAATTGCGCGTATAATGCAACTATAGAAGTGAGGTGGGAGAATGGAAAAAGCAAGGATTTTAGAAAAACTGATTTCTGAGACAGGAATGAGCAAAAGAGCATTTGCTGAAAAATGCGGTTTATCAGAAAGCACTCTGTATTCAATACTTAAAAGAGGGGTTGGCGGAGCAAGTGTTAATATTGTAATTTCAATTTGTAAAGAATTAGGAATCACAGTAGAAGAGCTTGACGAAATGGCTAGTGGTAATTCCCATGTAATATACGAGCCAACATATGAAGATATCCAAAGCCTTATTGCACGAAACGGAAAAAAACTCACGGTCGAACAAAAACAGGATATCATTAGAACGTTATTGTCTGATGATGACTAAAGGAGTGATTTTGTTTGGAACGGCGCGAGATTTTTCGTATTATTTTAAATGTATACGAAACCTGCGAAATAAAAGAGTTTCCCATCGACTGCATTGATGTTATTAAAAAATTAAAAATCCCTTTGTATAAGTATTCCGAACTTTCTGCCAAAAAGGAAAAAGAGTGTTATAGGGTAAGCGACGATGCATTTAAACTTAAAGGGAAAATCTATTATAATGATTCCTTCCCGTATATATGCAGGCAGCGTTTCACGCTTATGCATGAGGTTGGTCACATATTATTAAAACATGTTGGTGATACCAAAGAAAATGATGACGAAACAAATTATTTCGCCAGCCATCTTTTAGCACCACGTATTCTTATTCACAAATATAAATGTCATGATGCAATCCAGATACATGACAAATTTGGCCTATCCTATCAGGCATCTAACAGAGCCTTGATGTCCTACAAAGAATGGTTCCGTAACATCTCCTACAGCACAACCAGGAAGCCCACGGAACCGGAGCAGCAACTGGAGCATATTTTCTTTCCAGAGCCAAACTTGATTCCGCTCATGGAAGGTATTGTTCAACCGGCCAGAGAATGCTACACCGAAAATGACGAGGATGAACTGGATGAACGTTCTAATTTTATGAAGCTTTTAGGCAGATGGCGCGGGGACCTGGGATTTGGAATTGCTGAAGATAAGTGGCTTTACGGTAATGATTTATAAGAAATTGCTTATTTTAATAAATAAACACATATAAAACTAAGGAGGATTAGCTTGTGAAAAAAATGAAGGTATTTATTACATCCGTTCTTCTATCATCTGCGTTAAGCATAACTGCACTGGCAGGGGAATGGAAACAGGACGATATTGGATGGTGGTATCAGAATGATGACGGAAGTTATACAACAGACACCTGGCAAAATATTGAAGGAAAGAACTATCTTTTTGATGCTAATGGGTATATGAGAACTGGATGGATACATACTGTCAGCGGGAAATGGTACTATCTCAATCCCACTGGAGAAATGAGGTATGATGATTTAACAGAAAATGGTATCACATACCACTTCGACTCCAATGGCTATTGCACAAATCCTAATAATGAAAGTGGCTTTGATAGTGACTACCAGTCCATATTAAATCAAGAACAGCTTGAAGCACAAAAACGTCTTTTAGACCAGGGAACATCAACAGGAAATGCCTATGAAGAAAACATAGTGTACGAACACGATGCCGCACCGCAACCTATAAAAAATAGGTTTCCTTTAGCTGATATGCAATTCTAGTCATAAAAATAATCTAACGAGGAAATGAATATGGGAACACAAGAGTCTTATTTTGATGGAGGACTTCTCCAACTAATTGGCTGGAATTTGCTTGGAGCAATCATAACATTCCTTACCTTTGGTATCTGTTATCCTTGGGCATTATGCATGGTATACGGCTGGGAAATCAAGCACACTGTTGTCGAAGGCAGACGTCTAAAGTTTACAGGAACAGCCATGCAACTTTTCGGTAATTGGATTAAATGGTTACTCCTTTGTCTGGTTACATGCGGCATCTATAGCTTTTGGCTTTCTATCGCATTAAAAAAGTGGAAAGTTAAGCATACAGAATTTGCGGACTAA